AATGGCGTATATAAGCAACTACAAATATTATGAGAACGAGGGTAATGTTCCTAAGAACGCAAACTGGGGCTCATATCAATATGTGACTTTAGCAGACATAGTAAACAACTTTATGTTGATGTATGTAGGCGCAGATAAGCTTGTAGATAATGTTAATAGATATGCGGTATTATTCCATGCAAAAAGAGGCATACAAGAAATAAATTACGATGCCTTAAACAACATAAAGGTTTTAGAGTTAAAAGTAGATGATGACTTAAAATTTATACTTCCTCCTGACTACGTCAACTATGTTCGTATTTCTGTAGAAAAAGATGGTGTTATATATCCCTTGCATGAAAATGTAAGCATCAACTATGCTACTGAGTATCTTCAAGACAATAACAACAATTTGTTGTTTGACCAAAATGGAGAAGTATTAGAAGCAGAAAACTCTAACTTAGATAGAAAGCGACTAGAAGGATATCCTAAAACTTTGTTTTTAGGAGAAGGGCAACGATATGGCACATGGGGATGGTGCGTAGATGGTGCTTGGTATTTTGGTTATGGCGTAGGAGGATACATGGGATTAAACACTGAGACTGCAAATGTTAATGACAGTTTTAGAATAAATAAAAGTGCTGGCGTTATAAACTTTAGTTCAGGGGTTAAAAACCAATTTATCGTTATAGAATACATTTCTGATGGAATGGAAAATGGAACTGACGATAGCGTATCTATAAACAAGTTGGCTGAGGAGTATTTATATAGTTATATAAAATGGGCACTTTTAAGTAATAGAGTTAATGTCCAAGAATATATCGTAAGGAGAGCACAGAAAGAGAAATTATCCAAGCTTAGAAATGCTAAGATTAGATTAAGTAATTTGCACCCAAGTAGACTATTAATGAATCTTAGGGGTCGGGATAAATGGATAAAGTAAAATGAAGTTAAACAGAAGCTTTATTGGTGGTATTATGAATAAAGACCTCGATGAGAGGTTAATACCAGCAGGACAATACAGAGATGCATTAAATGTTAGTGTAGGCACATCCGAAAATTCAGATGTTGGTGCCGTAGAAAATACTCGTGGCAATGACAATGTAAGTAATCTAACTTTAGCCGCAGGGTCAAAATGTATTGGTGCCACCACAAATCCTGAAGAATTTAAAATATATTGGTTTATTGCTTCTAGCACTAAGTGTTATATTTATGAGTTTGATGAACTCAATGATGTTGTAGCTTTAGTATTAGAAGACGATAGAGCAGCAGGAAGTCAAGTATTAAATCTACAGCTTGATTACCTTATAACAGGTGTTAACTACTATGATGGGTATTTGTATTGGACGGATGATTACAATCCTCCACGAATGATCAATGTAGGTAAAGCAAAGCTACAAACGCAAAACAATGGGGCTTCTTGGTTTAATGAAGAAGATATAAACCTTATTGTAAAACCACCTTTGTCTGCGCCAAGCATAGTGTTAACAGATACTGGAAATCAAGAGAACAACTTATCAGAACGATTTATTCAGTTCGCATATAGATGGAAATATGAAGACGATACTTATAGTGCTTTGTCACCTTTTTCTGCTACTGCTTTTTTTCCTGGTAGCTACTCTGTGGATTACGTTGAGCACATCAATGAGGCTATGGTCAATGTTTACAATAGGGCGGCAATCACTTTTGAAACGGGTAGTGAGCTCGTTAAAGAAATTCAGTTAGTATTTAGAGATTCGGGTAAAGCTAACACCTATGTCATTGAAAACCTAAATAAAGAAAACTTATCATATGGCAATGACTCTAATGCCACTATGCTTTTTGATAACAATAAGATTTATGCTACGTTAGAGCCTACGCAGATAGCGAGGCTTTTTGATAATGTACCATTAAAAGCCAAGGCACAAGAAATCATAGGGCAGAGATTAGTATTTGGAAACTACGTTCAGTTTAGAGACCTCACTAACGATGGAGATAGCATAGACCTTAATTATAAGCTAGACCTTAATAGTAGCGATGCAGCAACCCCTAACAACCCTATGCGTACTTTCCGTAGTGATAGAGACTATGAGGTAGGTGTGGCTTATCTTGACGATTATGGTAGAATGACGACAGTGCTTACTAATATAGATGCTTCTTCAGGAACACGAGGTAGCACTTTATACATACCACCTGCTAACTCCATCACTGCTAATGACATAAAAGTAAGCATCTCTAGCTTACCTCCCGATTGGGCAACAAAGTATAGGTTGTTTATCAAACAACAAAAAGGAGATTACTATAACATTTTCCCAATGTTTTATTTCCAAGATGGCATTTATAGATGGTTTAGACTTTCAGAAGCCGATAGAGATAAGTTTAATATTGGAGATTATTTGATTTGCAAATCAGATGCGTTAGGTGCAACACAATCCGATACGACATATAAGGTGTTAGACATTCAAGTACAAGATAAAGGGTTTTTAGGTGGAGGAGAACCTGAAGGCTTATACTTTAAAATAGGCGTAGATAATGGAGAGTTTAATGAAAGCGATTTAACTCAAGAAAGTTCTGAGGCTAAGGGGGCTTTTGGAAGAAATATTTCTAAATGGAGACCTAATGTAAATGCTCCTTTTAACAGCACAACAATATCAGCTCATTGGCAGAATATAGATGGTCCTATTGAGTATTTAAAAAACAGCAACAATAAAAGCGATTTAACTATTATAGCTCCTAGCACCCCAGCTTCAAGCAATACCTTTACTCAAGACAAAAGAATATATGTAAGAATAATATCTCCGACTGTCAATGGTTCTGATAGATTTGAGGTATATGATATAAATGGAGATACGTTAGAGGCAGGTTTAGAGATGACAGGAGCCCCTCAATCTATAAGTGGATTAGGAGCATATAAAATACAATTTCTTTCTACCACTGGGCATACTGTGGGAGATAGATGGGCATTAAATGTAAGAGCACAATTGGTGGCGAATAATGGAACTGTAAGTAATGGAAAGTTTTCTAACATCCAAGAAGGTTTCATTGACATTATAACAGGTGGGGCACCTTGGGGTGGCTGGGCAATAGTTAATGATAAAAATTGGGGGCTAAATCCCACTACAAATCTTGCAGATAACACAGCTTTAGCAGTAGATAGACCAATACAAGCAGGCGCAGAAATAAGAATAAATTTTGAAGAAAGCAATCCTGACGATCAACTAATAAATAATGGCACTCAAATTTTTGGCTCTAGCAAAAGGTATGACAACATAGAAGAGTGGTTTTACGAGGACGCTATTTATAAAAAATTTGAACAGAAAAATTCTCAAGGCGTTAATCAAGGATCAAAAAGTGTGTTTT